GCTACTACCCTTACTCAGGTAAATCAGATAGCAGTGTATTTATCTTTATGAAAAAGAATCTTGGGGATTTTAAAGCAGAGAAAATTCGCATTTACAATGATATGATGTCTTTAGATCCCGCATTCAAAAATGAATATGTTGCTCTACGAAAACAAGCTGCAGAAAACGGTGGTTTCACCAAGGCACAGTATGATGAAATGTTTGTGTCTAATGTGCGATGGTGGGAAGCTATTAATGGCGGTATCAACATTAAAGACATTGCAACTGGCGAAGGCTTTATTAAGGATGTAATGAACTTTAATAAGCGGCAGCAGCCTCTTTTCAGTGATTACTACTCGCTTACTTCCGATACCTTTGACAGACCATTTAGATATATAGTTGCCAATGACTTAAAAGCGTCCAGGGATCCCAAGGTTAAGAAATTAATGAAGCGGTGGGAAAAGCAATGGGAACAGGAGCATGATGATGGCGCTGTTCTTGTTCGTATGGATAAGCTGGATATGATAGTTCAGGATATGGGACTACCTGAGTTTTCTGGCTTTGCCAAGCCTTTCTTCACTTCTAACGAAGGCGGTCTTGGTACCCTTATTGGTAAATTGGCTTTTCACGGCGCCTCTCCAGCAATGACCAAAGCTATGAAGGAAGCTGGGATTGACTTTATTGTACCTATCTCTGTTGCCAAGCAGTACGGCAATCGCCAAGTCATAGATTATAATTACGATGGTAAGTCTGGTAAGATAGGATTTTCCCATAAAGGAAAATCTATAGACCCCAATAAACTTGGTTCTGTTTATGAGATGTCTCCACAGGATATTGCTGTATCCTGGGGTGTGAAAGATGGCTCAATGAAGAAGCTGGGTTCTCCTGAGCGTGTATATAAACAAATCCAAGAGCAGTTTATGAACTTTGATGTTCAGGATAAGATGAAGGGTAAGGATTACCGTATTGATATTAATAAGGTAATGAATGATTTTATCCGCACCAAGTTTGAAGGTGACCAAAAGCTAAATATTAGTCTTGCTGAATATATCAAAGGAAGAAAACTGGACGATAAAAAACTTAAATATCTTTCTAAGAATTTTGAGCGTCTTGGTGCTAGGGAGATTGTAGACGCTATGAAAGATATGACCGAAGCAGGTGAATCTTTTAGAGAGATGGTAAGACGTAAAGTCCAACGCATGCATGAAGAAGGCATGGAAGAAGGCTCCGTGCAAATGGGCACTGATTGGGAGGCAGAAGGACTTAAAAGCAAACTTACCAGTGCTCAGCGCCTTTTGGAAAGTGGTGGTACAAAAGATGCGGTTGCTTTAAGTAAAGACATAGCCCCTATGATGGATAGGGCTATTACACGATATTTCTTAAAACGCATTCTCCAGCCGCAAGTGCAAGGTGCCAAAGCTATTATGCGACATTATAGTCTAGACCTAGCACAAAGAGAGTCGCCCAATGGCAACACTTCAAGATTGATCAAAGAAGAGAATATTTTCTTCCTCGATGATAACTTTAGAGACTTTCCAATGCTAGTACTTAATAACAAAGGAAAGCTTGTTAAGGGTACGCTATTTAAGCAATGGGAGTATTATCTAAACGAAAAAGAGGGCACAGTTGCGAAACAGCAGATGGCTGAACGCATGCGCTCTTTAGTGGTTAGGACACCTATTGATAGTGTGTCTGGTCTTGCTGACTTAGAATTTGCTGGATTTACAGGTATTAAAGGTGGCGGTGTTCTACTTCACCCTAAGATTATGCGTCGTTTAGGTGGTGCAGATTTAGATATTGACTCTGCAATGATTTACGTGAACTCTCTTCCAAAGGAGTTTCACCGTGTTGGAGATGCATTTAAAAATGACTTCCATGAGATTATGGAGTATGCAGATAAAAAGCATGGCGGATATGACAAAGTAATACAAAGATACATCGTTAAGGATAAGGTTCAGGGTAGAGATAGTTTTGCAGGTATGTTTGACCCATTCCTCCGCATGCATACTGCTAGCACTATTCAAAACGCAGGTACAGTTATGCGAGGTATTGCTGTTAATGCCAAGACTCAAATGCGGATGCTTTATAATGTGGCTAGACAGCAAAAAGGCGGGAAGCTATTCCACACTGATAAGAACGGCTTTAAGCTTGAGTTTGTCCCTAAAAAGAGTGAGATGGATTTAAAGCTCCACGGTATGGCTGCTGTAACAGTTACGGTAGACGTTGCAAAGTATGGTAAACTGGTAAAGCCAGAGGTGCTAAAGCGCATTCTGTTCGAATCAGGTTTTGAAGCGCTCTATGTCACAGATCCTAGCGGAAAACGTATTAAGCTTAATAGTAAGGGTATAGAAAAATTCTTCGGGTTTTCTGATTACTTCATTAATTATAAGGATTCGCCTATCGGCGAATTTGCCGATACAGTCAATAAATTCTTTGGGAAAGATTGGCGCACAGGAATGAGTTGGGAGCGGCGTGATGTAATTACTGCTGCTGAAAACCATCCTAAGTGGGACCAGTCAGTTTACCGTACGCTATCAGATACAATTAAGCAGTTAGATTACAGTGATTCTTATTTTGAAAGGCTGCAGATGAATACACGCGGTTTTTCTGATTTTATGAAGAAGATTAATAGGATTATAAAAGATAACACAGAATTGCGTAGGTATGTTGGTAATGACTTTAAAGGTGTTCCATTTGCTCAGCTTGTAAAGCGAATGAATATACTATCCAGGTATTATACTGCAGATAGGTCCAATAGGCTCTTGTTCGAACAGCCGTTTAATTTAGCTACTGCAGAGGGTATTAAGCGAATGGCAGCCAATAAAGATGTATTCAATAAGTTTGTAGAAGAACATGTCCTAGGTAAAAAGCCTGGAAACTTTCTTAAAAAATCTAAGGCGTATAATGAAAAATATTTACAGTCAGAGACCCAGCGTGAGATTTTCCTAAAGAGATATATTAAAGAGATTAATGATTTTATCAGTAATGACTTTAGGGACTTGGCTACATTAAAAACTATTAATGATACAGGCTCAATACATGGTATCAAGTTTGATGCAGACTTACCTCGATATAAAAAAGATGGAGGCTCAGATCAGTTAGTCAGTTTAAATAAGCATTTCATGGATTGGGCTACTGCTGTTAAAAACGAATTTAGAGATATTTATCGAAAAGCTAAAGAGGTTGAAGAGGCAAGTCCAAATCAAACTGCATTAGATCGGGTAAATGAGATTTTAAATGGTGATGGACCAGCTAGTGTAAAAAGTAAAATTGCCATGGCTGTAGATTATATCAATCGCAATAAGCGTGAATCAGATCCTGAGGTTACCGAAAAAGGATTAAGAGAGTTTTTTGACTCCTATCTGCTGGGCGCTATTAATAAGGATGGAAAAACACAGTCATTTTTCTTTGTACCGCAATTGGTTTCAAAACCAGTACTTCAGCGATTTAATGATAATATGCATGAAATATTTACACTTCGTGGGACAAGACCAAAGATTAGTGATGTTGAGGCATTTTTCAGTAAGGATCCTACAGCCAAACTGGTTAATGAAGCTGCAAAGTTACAGAACACAGTAGAGGATATTGAATTTTTAAAGCCTAAAATCGCCGTGAAAGACCTTAGTGCTGATATGCAAGGTCGCTATAATAGAATTAGTAAGTTGCTCAAGGTTCTTTCTGAGCACACAGGTATTAAAGGAGATAAACTTCAAAAGTTTATCTCCAGTTGGTTTGCTCAGGTTTCTGGTAAGGCGGATCCCAGGTCTTATGATAAAATGGACTTGGCTGGGTTTGAGCGCTTCTTAGATGACGTAGTTAATGGTTCTGGTCTCTTCCGCTTCTTTACCCGTGGTAAGCTGAGTAAGTTTGCTGGCTTTTGGAAAGAAATAGACGAGAAGGGTGTTTTAAAACCCTCCCTTGGTCACTGGGTTAAAATGTCTGAGTCTACTGCTTTTGATCACCTAAAAAATGATTTTAATCTTATTGAACGACAAACACGGGCATGGAAATGGGTTCGAGTCCCTGATCCAGATAACCCAGGCAAATTTAAACAAGTTCGTGAGTATGGTAAATACAAGTCTTGGGCACCTACGTCTCACTTTCAGATGTTAATTGATTCCAATTATGGTATTGCAGAGTATACATCAGGTATGCGGAATATTATTGAAGACGCTCTCCAGGAAAAACTTGGATCCCGCATTATAAATGGATCTAAGTCTAAAGAAAACAAAATTGACGATTTGGTGGATGTTGCATGGAGAGAGATTGAAGCTGAGGGTAAGATACATAAGGTAAAAAACGAGTATAAAGTATCCACAGAGCATATTGTAGATAGTGAAAATAGCGCAAAGTTTAAGAAGCGCTTGGAAGATGCGATTGAGACCTATGAAAAGCTGCAGGGTGAAAAATACAGTTATACTATCGATGGAAAAACAAAGCATTACGAAGCTAGAGAGGTCATAAACTCTATGAAAGAGAAGATAGGCGAAGTCATGCTTGATACATATAATCAACGTATAAAGCTCGGTAATGATTTTATCAACATTCTTCGGGGTATTATAAAGAAAACCAGTAGTGATAAGATAGTTAAGACTTCTCAGGGTGAAATCGATGTTACTGAGATTCCTACTACCCACCTTATAAAGCACTTCATTTCTCCACTAACCTTGCCTGGTGCTATTGTAAATAAAAAAGGACGACATATTAGTCTCGAAGAGGCACATTTAATCAATAGAGAGACTGATATTAAAAATCATTCCTTAGATGCTTGGAATAATAAAAAGAAGAAATCGAATGAAGTACCTCAGTATGATATAGACTATAAGCGTACTTTAAAAGAGGTCTACCAGCTTAAAGCTATTGAAAACCTATTTAAAGATGATGCGGGCAATCGAATACCTTTATTTGAGTTTTTTAATAATAAGACTGGCACAAGATTAATCCAGGGTGATGCAGTTAAATATTTAAACAATCTTTATAACATGTTCAAAGGAGATAAACTTTCTGCGGGTTGGGAAACTAAGTGGGAAGCAGACGTTAAGTACTATTTAAATCGCTATGGTGTTCTTAGTCGTGGTATGGCTATACGCCAAGAAGCTTATAAAGCCTATCAAAAGCACAATCTTTCAAAGAATCAGATGTCAAATGAAGACACATTGCAGCGCATAGGTGAGTTTATGAATTATTTCCAGCGTAAAAATGTCATGAATGAAAGTATGGGTCCGCAAAGAGGTTATGTACCATGGAAAGAGTCTACTGATATGTATAGTCAATACCTCCATGATATTGCACTAGCGGAACGTAAGATCAATATGCCATTATATATTCGTCAAAAGCGACGCCATGATCCAATGACAGGCTTTCAGCCTATTGGATTTAGAGAGAATTATATGCCTCACTTGAATTTTGATGAAGAGGTTATAAATCGTGAAATTTTAGAGCATGCTGATAAGATTAATCGTACTGTCAATTCAAAGGAAGAGGCAGAAAAAGCCCATGATGCGCTTATAAAACGCAAAGAAAAATTAATTGAAGATGCTACGAAAGAGGATGGCGGTATTGCAGATCATGCAAAAGACTCACTTCTTTTAACAGACTTAGCTGGAGATAGGGGACTAAGGCATTTATCTGCGTTGGGTGGTGGTAAAAGACCAGGTAATATGCTTAGAAGGACAGTGAACTTCGATGGGTATTCAAGGCATATTTCAGAGATAGGTAACTATATTGGTGCTATCCAGCATGCAATTGGGTCTGAATTAAGCGCTGTCCTATCTAAAAAGTTAATTAGGGACTTCTCTGTAAAATCACCTATGGGTAAATACAGTAAGGATTGGGAGCATTATATGCGAATATTTGCACGAGATGTTGCCAATGCACCATCTACGGTATCTGAAGAAATGCTTAATAGTGAAGCGTTGAATATAAAGCGTACACCATGGTGGTATACATCTGATCAGTATTTATATAGCAAAAAGTCTGTATATAAGCTTGTTGATAAGCTTTCAGGGCGGTCTAAACCCAGTGCTTTTCTAAAAGAACTATATAAAAAGCGTCAAAAAGGCATTGAGACCAATGGGCAGATGGATCTGTTTAATCCCAAATCAAGAGAGGGGTTTGAGGAGTGGTGGAGTAAGCAGCAAGAACTCTTTGGTGTACGATATGATGCAGAAGGTAAGCCAATTAAAGAGAATATGAACTTCTTTTCAGGTAAAATGCGTCAATACTCGCAATTGGAAGGTAAGTATCAGCTTGCCACCCTATTGGCAAGAATGAAGGTGGTTGTGAATAACGTATTTGGTGGCGGGACAAACTCTTGGGTTTACAATGGCGCTACACCGATAAGAAACGCACGCAATATAGAGATGTGGCAATCGATCGACCCGCGATTCAAGACAATGAAAGATGTAGATAATTGGGTTTATGAGCTTGGTGTTGTAGAAGAAATGATTCGTTATGAATTGGGGTATCTGGGTATGAAAAGAGAGCCCAATTGGGGTGCGTTTGCAAAAGACGCTTCAAAGCTTGCAGTTGAAAAAGCGAAAACTGGTGGTGAGGACAATATATATAATGTGCGTCTTAGAGATTTAGCTAAACGACATAATATTGGTGCAAAAGCAATGGATGTGGCTTCTCAGTTTATGGGAAGGTCGGAACTCTTTCTAAGAACGAATACATTTAAAGCAAGTTATTTGGCTATACGAGATAGTATGAGTCCTGTTGAGTATGACTTAAACGACCCTTATTTAATTCAACAGGCTAAAAAGGGCGTGAAAGCAAGTCAGTTTCTTTACAGTGCGCCATTCAGGTCTCCCTTTGCACGTACTTCTGCTGGTAAGGTTTTCTCTCGTTTCAAGCTCTGGGCATGGAACTCTGTCAAATTCAGGAAAGATGTATATAAAGAGGCTAAATATGCTGGTTATAGACCTGGATCTAAGGAGTTTGACAGGCTTCAGCGTATGATAACGGCCGATCTTTTTATGATCGGCCTTGCGAAGTTACTGCCGTACACTATGTTCGATTACTCTCTGCCCGCTCCGTACTCTTACTTCCAAGATACCTCTGACTGGCTTTTTGGTAGTGATGAACAGCGAGAGCGTGCTTTCTATGGTGCCCTTCCAAGAGCCATTGCCCCACTGCATGAGTTTATGCCTTCAATATTGCGAGGTCCAGAGGCTGTATTTGGTAATATATGGACAGGTAACTGGGAACGCTTTGCTAATTATACTTTGGTCAGTTACTTCCCGTTCGGTCTTTTAACACGAGATGTTATAGGTGCAATACAAAGTCCCGCTCTGGTAGGTGAATTTGTAACTGGTGTACCACTACATCGTATGGGACGATTGAAAGAAGATATACTGGAAGGTAAAAAAGCACCTGGCTACGCACCTGGCTTTTACTAATCTACTTTACTTTGATATTTAAGCTGCCATAAGTTACTGGTACAAATATGGTACAAATTATCTAGTATTTAAGGGGCAGTACCAATCAATTCTATCTTCGTGAAATCTTCGGATGGAATTGGTAGACATGACGGACTTAAAATCCGTTGGCTGAATAAGCCGTGAGAGTTCGAGTCTCTCCTCGGGCACGAGTTCTTTTTTACTGTACCCCAAAATAGTGCTAGTACAAATATGGTACAATTCATGGCACAAAAAGGTGTATTAAAAAAGAATTTCTACTTTAAAACTGGCGGGACGATCCAGTTCCGCCAAATGATTCGTGGTGATTTAATTGTAGGGTCTACTGGATTAACAGATCCACACAAAGTAAATAAGCGTGCTACTGAAATACAGCATAAAATTATTTCGGAATACTATCGTTTAAAAAAAGAAGGGCGCAAAAATCCACATTATCCCAGCTTAATTACCAAATGGCTGGATGAGAATAAATCAAGGTGGAGCGATGCAACTTATAAAACCTACAAAGTTAATGTGTATTACTATTACCGTAATAAGCTTCCCAAGAAATGTAGCATATCCAGAGTAAATGCAGTCCGCCGTGATTGGAATATCTTTGCAAGATGGTGTATAAAGAATGGGTATGATATAAAGCCACTGAAGGGCAAAACAAACTCTGAGGGTCGGATTCGAGTGCTCAGTAATGGTGAAATAAGGCGCATATTTGCTGTTTTAAGGCCGCTTACCTTCAAATGCGCAGTTATGTTCGCATATTACACTGGTGCTCGTCTTAAAGAGATTAATGCTCCGAACATAAAAAAGTTACATCGGTCGGGAGATAGATGTTATTTAAAAGTTATTAAAAAGGGTGGAGCTGAACGTATTATTAAAATCAATGGTCAAGCTCAGGATATTTTAGAACAATGCAATTGGAAATTTTGGAATTATAGTAAATCACATTTAAGTAAATATTATAAGCGGTTTGCTGTTGATGCGGGAATAGAGGATACTCAGTTTCATGATTTAAGAAGGACTTTTGGTTGGAATTTAATCAAGCAAGGTGTCCCTATATATCAGGTGTCGAAACTATTGGGGCACAAATCAGTTCTGACTACAGAACGTCATTATGCCCCATTACTTGTTACAGAAGTAGAAGAATTTAGTCTTTAGGTTTTGGATTTAATTATAGAAATGCCATTCTATTTTGCCTCTAATTAGCACCCCTATCCAATATTTGTGTGTCTATAATTGTCAAGGGATGTTTTCCACTTGCGTCTTTTGATATCGCAAGCCCATACCTGCCTTCAGGAACTTTTTTTCTAAATGATACATACAATTCGTTTTGATTATCGTAGTTTGTTTTTAACATATCTTCGATAGGCAATGTATGGGTTAAAATGTTTGATGCAGGAATATCAAGTACTGCTATTAGCTTCATCATTCCACCTCACTTTCTTCGATTGTGATTTCTATCTGACCATCGGCATCAAGTATTGATTCTAATTCACAATTATTTAAGTTGTGGTCTTTTAAATAGTAAAATTGAATTTCCATATTACTATCAAATTGTTTTAGTGTGTTCAAAAATTCTTTTACACTCATCACTCCACCTCACTTTCTTCTGTCTGCAGGTTTAAAGCAAACCCTAAAAATTGATAGAGTTTTTTCAATTGATTCATGGGCACTTCTTCTCCCAATATGACATCCTCATCTGATTCATTGGTTTGATGTATATCCTCACTAGTATCTAAATACACGTCAAAATGATTTAGATGTGATCCCTTAGTAACCTTGAATACCAAATATTTGTATTCTAATTCTTGATTGCAGAGTAAATCCATTTTATACTCGCAATAATCAATCGGGTTTTCTCTTTCCATTATTTTCCCCATTTTCCTCTCTTAACAATTGTAGCCATAATACCGTAATTGGATAGATCCAGGAATGAGTCATCCATAGGTTCATCGGCTACAGCTTGAGATTGCTTTCCAATAAGCAGATTTTTGATTCTTTGAATCTTATCATTCATTCTGAACCATAATCCTGTTAAGGAAAGTTCTATTTCTTGTTTATTGAGCAGCTGCGTTCCTACGGATATATTCCCAGGACCATAGTCATGCTGTTTTTTGCAAAAGAGCTCATATTGCTCTTTCTGTATTTTCTTAAACTCTCCAGTAGATTTTGGATAAGCTGCTTCCATTTTGGATACAATTTCGTTATCTGTTGGTAGAGTACCGTTGCTGAAGTCTTCAGCTAATTTGAACTTCATATACTCCTCGTTATATTTATCTGCTGTTGTAGGTTCAGTACAGGCAGCGCAAATGTATGCACCGCCTGTAACTGGTTTATCGCAGTCTATACAGTGGTGTGGAAGGGGCACTATTTAAAATGCTTAATAACCTCATCAATCATGAGGATAATAAACATAAGCCCGAAGGCTGTAAATACTATACCTAATCCACCAATAAACAGACTACCTGATAATTTCACCAATGCGTCCATTATAATCGCTCCATATTTGGTTCCCGAATTGGTAATTCTATATTGCAATCCATGCAAGTATTGGATTCGGTAACATGCGTATCTTCTTCTGCTGCATGTTCAATTGTATTTAAATGATCGCAAAGCTCTTCAGGGATAAAATCGTTAATGATTTTATCCCGTATGTTTATTGCGCGGCCAAATGGAAATGCTTCAATTCCTTTTTGAGTAAATTTAAAGCTTTCCCTATCCCTGGTTACATATCCAAGCTTTTCAAGATTGTCAATATAGTCATCCAGTAAGTCGGTTCGGTATTTTGGTTGCAATACAATACTAACAACATGGAGTAACTGGGACTGAATCAGGTTAAGTGCTTGCATTTTCTGATTCCTTTCTTGCCCATGTGGCATCTACGTAATCACACCAGTCATTAAAAGTCCATTCTTTGGACAGATCCTTGGGTGGGACTGGCATCTTATAGGTTTTATCAACATTTTTGCAAAATAAGAGTATATCTACCAGGTACTTAATTTGTACTATGCCGACATTGCCACCGCTATATTCACTGAGCAGTCGTCCAGCTCTCGCTGAAAAATCTTCATTCATGCTATTACCTTTTCTTTTTTATCAACGCACTCCTCACATTTTCTCTTTTCAAGTCCATAAGAAGGGAAGTCTGGAAAATAGGTAGAACATGCAATAAGGCTTTTATCTTCGCGCTGGTGAACACGATTGCAAGATGGGCATTTGAATGGTTTGTTTAGTTTTTTCACTATTCAATACCTCTATTTAATGTGATAGATTATTTCTGTATGTCAGATTCAACATACTGAATATTGTTTCTGTAGTTTACAATAGCGCTTTTGTATTTGGTGTAATCTGGGTGATCACTACGATCAACACCTGGAATAACTGTTGTCTCAAAATATCCGCATCTAGCCTCCGAGACCCAACAGTCTTTATTTTGTGCTATACACTTTCCATTGAAGTAATTGGCACATTCTTTCTGGGCTAGGAGCTTAATCTTCATGCTTCTCCCGTAACTTCCTTACCCATATCATACTCTGTGATAGAGTTGATAGATTTTATCCATACATCATCAACGCTAATTTCCATCGCATCTGATATTTTTTGCCGAATAATCTCAAAGAGATATTGAGTATCTAAACTAAGATACTCATCTTTGATTGGAAATTCGACGGTTACAGTGGTATGTGATTGTTCCCGCATTTTATCTTTCCATATTGTGTGAGACCTGAAAGTGCCAACCAACAGGCCTCACTCACTTTATCGAGTAAGCCTCTTCCCTAGTATTGAAGAGATCCACTTTACTCCACAATAAGTTTAGGGAGCTGTATAAATCGCAATCGGTATTAAGATAGGGGCATATCTATTTATTAAGCGCTCTATACCTTTTACTCCCTAATTCTATTTCTCAGATAAAATGCCCACGAGATCCATCAATGGCATAAGTACCATAGGAACTTCTCTATCCTCTCTAATGACAACTGCATCGCAACTACCCAATTTTAAATATGCAGGTAAGGCCGCTCTTCTTTTTGCTTGTATTTTGAAGTCGGTAACTCCACCGAACTTTTTGACCAGAATATCAACATCTTCCTCAAAGCCCAGTGATTTGCCGTTACTACCCCAAGCACGAACAGCTTTGATATCATGCTCATTAAGGATTTTAACAATTTCATTTTCAAACCTTGTTCCTTTTCGCTTTGATTTACTAGCCATTGTTATTAACTCCATTGAGTGTTTCAGGCATCTGATCCACAAGTTCTTGTAGTTTTTGGATCGTATCCTTAGACCCATTATTAATTTCCAAATTAATAATGTGATTCATGAGAGCTTCTCTGATGAGTTTTGAATCTTCAATGTCAAAGGAAACTTTAATAAGTGCATTTCCCATGTTAGAGACTCCAAAGGCTAAGTTGAAGTGCCATTTCTGCTTTAGAGATTCCAAAACCTACAGATAGATGATTTCCTTTATTGTGATTGTGAGTTATTGTCACATAGAACAGCCATAGGAAACCAATGCGGATCCCTGTAATTGCGTCGGAATTATGCTGAGTGATTTCAAAAAACCTCATGATATCCTCAGTCGTTTTACTTTTGGCACTAATGCATAATCTGTGTCACCATTGGCGATAAGATCTCTCCTAAGACGAGATTTATCTACCTCTGTCTTAATACGGGTATATTCCTGTGGGATGTTATCAGGATCTGTAATTTCTAAAGGTCCATTAGACTCAAATGTGGTAAATCGGAATCCATTTTTTTCGACAGTTGTCTTACTGCCATTTTGCTTACCGACATTATCCACTAAGGTAATGATTAGAGATTCTAAATATTTCCAAGCGCTGGTTGCTGCTGTTGATTTTTTTCTAAGTTTATTTAATACTTCTTGATAAACAGCTATTTGTGCATTGATTTGATTAATGATTAAGTCTTTCTTTACTAAAACATGTTCAATGTTTTCTATTTTCTCAGCAATGACTTCTGTGATTTCATCCACCCTTTCTTGCAAGGCTACTTTTGTTTCTTCATCTTCCTCCATCTGTAATTCAAGATGTGCATCAAAGTACTCATCTAATAGTTCGTAGGAGGTTAGACGGGTATCTATTACTGTATTTTCCATACTCTTTCCTCGGTATAGACCTGGCTCGCCTATGGGCTCGCCAGGTCCTGATTTAATTCGTTAAACTGGAAGTACAAAGGATTGTACTCTAGTGTAGTTTCAAAGTTGTCAGCATCTCTGGATTTCAGAGATCTGAAAACGCGTAGCTGTGAGTCTCTTACTCCCTCAATTGCCATTACTTTATCGGCTTTTTGAGCAATAGAAGAAGAGTGCTTTGCTGCATGCACATCCAAACGACCATCTCGACTACCAGACTTTGTAATGTGGGCAACGCCAAACACGATAATATTCTGAGATGAAACTATCTGTCTTAATCCCTGAATAATATGGTCTGTCTTTACCATACTGTCTGATATATACTGTGCGGATCCAAGCCCATCTATTGTATCAATAACCAATATCTTTGGTTCTATTTCTGCCACCAAATGCTTTACAGCTTCGATGGTAGGTGGAACCGTCAAACATTGAATGTAATCAATATCCTTCTCCATGAAGGAGTTCTTTTGGTAGTGATCATCAACTTCAAGTGCGGTTTTTGATTTGTCGATCTGCAGGAATCTTCTATACATGAGAAATTCATCACATTCTAATGAGAGCCAGAGGGTAGGTAGCTTTGCTCGCAAAACAATGTTCTGCATAAGCGCAGTCTTACCGAGTCCTGTATCTCCCAATAAAATGGATAATTCATTTGGCAAGAACCAATAGTCAGTATTAACTGATGGATAGATATCTTTCAAGTTGAACCCATGCTCATGGAGATTATTGCGGATCCTTTGCACATATCTCTTTTCCATGTCTTCAGCAGAAAGAACTGCAACCAGTGGGTCGTTTCCCTTTGCTTTACTGGGATAGTAAATGCATTTAGGGTCACAATACTTATCCATCAATTTGTCATGACAGCCATACCTGTACCCACCTGCAAAACAAGAGCGAATAATATTTTCTCTCTCTTTTTCTTCCAGGTCAGGTACCCAATCATTAATAATAGAGCGAACTGCATGCTCTGGAAGTCCGTGTCTACGGTAGTAGCTCACCATTCGAAGAATGGTGGTATGCCGTCTTCCTTTTTGCGGACCTTCGTTATACATCTTTTGCACACAAGGTGCAATTGCAGATACTTCTACTTGACTGGTATTGGATGATCCATAGTCACGGTTATTGCTTTTAGTAGGGTAGATAGGTTCAAAGAGGGTGGTATAATCTTCTTTTTCTCTAACTACCTGACGAAAAGGTTTCTCAGATTCTTCATGGATTTTCATCCACGAAAAATTCATGATTTCTTTAATCGTGAATGGTGTTTTATAGAGCCCTGTTTTTGTATTCTTTGTCCAGCCAACGCGAATTATTCGTGTGCGGTCATAGATACTAGGATCTGCTTCTGGAAAGTATCGTGTAAGTGTTTCTTTTACGATATTGGGCAAGTCCTTTGAGGGTTCAAATCCAAATATGTTTGGCAAGTGAATGTGATATCCACTTCCTGAGAACCAGGGATGGATATAAGACTCAGGTATCTCTAGTCCATCAATCATATTGCGTATAGATTCCCTGGTGCGATCTAAGACATATTCATCTGTATTACTGCCTTTATCTATATCTAAGATGATACGATCTAGGTAGCAAGGTCCTTTGAAGGATTTTACAGTTTTAAATGTTTCTAGATGCTTAGGGAAGTCTGCATTGAAGGTATAATATGATCTATAGAGTTCTTGTCCATTTACATATTCAGATAGTTTATCTAGAGGGATGGCTTGATTTCTATTTACAGTTGAGCCAACAGCTACTTCTATATACTTAGAAGGTTCAAACACGTTTACCCCTATCTTAGTCGCAAGCGATGTGGTGTGTTATTACCTACTTCTAGAATTTTCCAGGTCAATTCTTTTTTACCTGGAATACGCTCTTCACGTGTCCTAACTTTTCCTGTTTCTCTTAAATGGCGCCATGCACGGCTAATTGAGTCTACTGTATGTAATCGATTATATCGATCGCGAATCCAATTTCTTGCATGTTCCATTTCGTGACTAGCAATGTAACCTGCGTTTACCGTTAAACGGTAACGCAGGTATTCGCTTAGTGCATGCTCAATAGTTATTTGAGACATGATTTACAGAGACTCAGAAGAAACAGATTGAACTGCAGTTGCGACTGTACTATTCTGCGGTTGCGCTTCTGAATTAGGTGCTTGGTAGTTTTTAGGATAACCCTTCCTTACTTGGCTCATGAAATAAGCAGCAAACTTGTCTGGATCACGATCTGCAGACGTTACACTATTCCATGTGCTATACTTACCATTGTTATTGGTATAAGTAAGAGTAAGGAGTTTCTTACCAACACAGGCGTCAAGCATGGCCTGTGAAGGAACTCCATTGGCATCAATCTCTTCAGGTGCTTGGCAAGCTGCAAATAAATCTTTTAATTTAAATGCGCCACCCCAATCAATGATTTCTTTGGTTTGGGGGTCACGCTTGTAATTGCCGCCGATGGTAAGCGTACGATTCCAATCGTTCTTTAAAACCCTAACCTCAACTCTGATAGATATGTCACGAGCAAAACCCTTTGCTTTTTCGTCTTCTGTTGCATTTACTGCTGATTTGATTTCCACCTCATCAACGTAAACACCATTTCCCATGTAACCCTCAGAGTTACTATTTGATGATTGTCCGAATGTTAAAGCCATTAGCTTTCTCCTTTTATGTAGATAGTGTTCCAATCAAAGGGCATTACTTTCCCTTTGAGATGTTCGCAACGCGAGCCAGCCTCAAGTGCTTTCCCGCCTTTAAATGATATCATTAAGCTATCATCTTCGTCTCTGAACATGTACCCAATTGCATCTGCATGCGCCATGATCATGTTCTTTAGTTTACCAGATATATCGAGACTTTCTGGTTCAATCGCATTTGAATTGTCAATAGCTGCTGCTACCTTACGATGTCCCACTATTATAATGTGGGGTGCAAGTGTCAATAGCTTTTTGACATTATTCATTACACGAGTCCTAACCTCACCAAACCCTTTTCCATAGGGAAGATCAGCAATGCTTTCCACAGCAAACTCTGTGCAAACAGCTTTTTCCGTCCATTCCACTAACTTGTCCACAGTATCTAGAGCAAAGAATTGAAATTCATGCCCATTACTAGCTTCCTGGTAAAAAGATAATAGATCATCCCGTGAGTTCACTTCATGGAAAAAACCTTCCAATAGGTGAGAACCCTCCTCAGTGTCTATAACTAGGCAATCTTCTAAATTAGATAGCATAGTGGTCTTTCCAACCTTGGGCGGACCGAATAGTAAGAGCGTTCTTGGGTTTACGGTTTTTCGAGGTCTTTTTTCTTTGATTAAGGCCATATAGGCTCCTTATTCCAGTGTATCATAATACACTTATATTGGTGATTTGTTCTATTTTAAAGTAATAACAACTTGACTTACTTGTCAATATATATGTCAATACTTTACAAAATAATTCTTGGTTTGTCCAACTTTAGTCAAGAAATTTTCTATAACTAGAATGAGGCTTTACTATGACATTAGTCGATATAAAACCGATTAAATATGCGAGGAACATAATTTTAAAAAGTGATAAGCCTATCCAAGAATGGGCTATTGATTTAAATGTGAGTAGACAAACTATATATGATTGGCTCAATAAAGATGTGAATATTCGTAAAAAGAATGTTTATCGGATTGCAAACCTAGCAAATCAAGAAATCACAATAATAAAAAATTCTGTTAAAGTAGATATTGAAAAAAGAAAGAAGAAAGAAGACTCACCTATGGATACAAGAGATCAAATAATAAAATCCCAAGAAATGAATATTTCTTTATTAACTGAAAAAATCTCTATACTAGAGAATGATCTTATATCCAAACCGCCACCAGAATTTAACTGGACAGAATCATCTGCGGAAAAATTCGCTGTTGAACTCAATGCGGATTCTACATTCCAAGAAATTGCAAACGAATTGCATATCAAGAGCGAACAATGGAACTATCTATTCGACAATATCAATCAACCGCTTGGCATATCAAGGAAAGGTATAGTCCGAGAAGTGAATCAGATGTATGTCGAGCAGTTCGGATATAATAGGAATGATTTGATTGGCAAGCCTATTATGGAATTTGTTCATCCCGAAGAACACGAAAGACTAAAAAAAGCAATCGTATCTGACAATAGCAACTATATTTGGCGAATAAGAAAGAAGAATGGACATTATTGTCGGGTTCGGGTACAAAGACAGGCATTCGGCGATCCCGATGATGGATTCTCCGTATCGCTAATGGAGTGCATTGATGGGGATTGTGCAAATATTGATTAAGGCGGGAGTTGATTAAGATCAACTCCCGCTAGTCTATACTAAGTATTTGTTACTTTTAATGAAGAGAAGTCTGTCTCAGAATTCAGCATAAGTGCTGGAAATCCGAAAACAATCTTCTCGGCAGGTAATCCACCACTAAGTGCCTTTTTCACTTCAGAAGCAATCATACTACCTGCTAGTGTACTACAGTATGCAGTAGACCGAGCAGAGCATGGTTCTGAATCTCCATCTTCATCAGAATACCAAGTTTTCATATACTTATCTATATTCAATGGCAGTTTAAACTTATAAAGCTGGAAGGTTTCACTACCCATACGAGCATCAAATAGATAGGAATCAGAAGAAGTATTAAGGATTCGTGATGTTTTCAGTGATTCATCCTGGACTATTTCCATTCTGGATTCCATTGAATCTGTGCAAAGAATAGTAATTACATTTTCCAATGCATGTATTTCTCCATTTCTATCTTGGAAACGGTGTCTAGGATCACCAATATATCCACCATCTCCACCCACTTTATATTCATTCTTACGGACAAATGCATTTGGATTAATTGATAAGATATTCTGACGCACAGCTCTTGCTTTCTTCATGTTTAATTGGTGCACAGTAAAATCCTGCACACCAATATTCTCTGGTGCCACGCGGTCAGGGTCATAAAGATCAAATCTCCTGACACCCATCCGCGCTAGCGTAGAGGCGGTGAAAGAACCAATAGCACCACATCCGATAATAGTAATTAATGTATTTCTAATATCAAACATAGCATGGTTCCGTTCTCTTAAAGCTCCACTATCAAACTCCATAACCCGCTCCTTCCGATTCTAACAGATCTGTTGAGGTAAAGACTTTTTCAATATCTTCAGGAGAGGGAACTGTAAAGATCTCCTTACCTAAAGAGGTATTGATTTGGTCTATCTGATCAATGACTTCCTGTGGAGTAACCTTACCTTCATTCAAATTTTGAAGTGCAAGATCTATTTCCCACATAAAGAAGTCAAGATTAGCTTCCATATCAATATCCTCAGGTTCTACTTTAGATATAGCTTGAATTTCTTCTTTCTCAGATTTGGTATCAAAAAAAGAATATTGACTATTATCATCTAATGCAGATTTTAAAGATCTTGGATTATACAGTGACCTGTTGCTTTTAAATGAAGATACATGGACAACTTCTTTTGTTACCATGTCTTTGATATCATTTTCAATAGATTTATCATCTACCATGGTTGATATCCTCTTCAATTGGCATTCCATTTGCAGCTCAAGAGGTGAGTCAGAGCAAAATATGAGTTGATATTCACCATCATTATTGACAACCAAAGAAAAACCTGTCTTTGTTTTTCCAATAGTTTCCCAATCTGTGTGGCTCATTGTTGCAGTCATGTTATGATGAGAATGCCACCAAAGATAGATAAGATTATCAGCAATCAAATCTTCTTTGTATTTCTCTGCCATAGAAGAATACCAAATGGCCAGTTCTTCTTTATCCAAATGGCAAATAGCTGCAGTGGCTTCTTGCTTTAAGATAGCAGGATCGGAAATAATCCATTGATTTTCTTTATTCTTCCTAACCACAGCCATACCACCAATTTCAGTTTTAAGCATTTCATAACATTTTCTGGCATAACCAATAATTTTATCCCAGGCATCATCTTCTATGTATACTATGCTTTTTTCCATTTTATTGTCCTTTCTTAAAGGTTCTCATCTTCAGAGTTATTAGGGTTTTGCAGTATATCTCTAAAGTGCATGATTAATGTTTTTAGGGTTGTTTCATCCATATCATTTAGCGCTATAGATTCTTCACTTATTTCTCTTTTAATGACATCCATATCTATGTAAACACCCTCATCAAGTAGATCAGACATCATTGATAAGTTACTGTATGTTTCCACTTTCTCAGCAGAAGAAGAATGGGCGTATTCAAAGCAGAACTGTGCAAGCATAGTCCGTGCTTCTTCAAGTGATATAGATGATTGAGCTGAATCAGAATTATCTGTCTCGCTATTTTCCAATTGCTGGTATTCATACTCATGACAAGTACCAATAAATGCACAATCTCTTGCTTCACAAATACGTGTAGATTCTGTATTATCCCAGCAAAGTGTTGCCATTTCTTCTGTATGTCTCATTGAAGACACATTGGTTCCTGCTGAATTAGGTAACCATTGATAAAATCTATCAATTGATATATGCGGTTGTGTATGTTCGTTATAGGTAGTTAGCCAGTTGTAGGTGGTTGTTGCAAGTAATGTAAGATCCATTTTATTGAATGCAGCTTCAATATCAGTAATATACGATCCAAAGCACCAGCTACCTCCACTTGACATGTATGGATGACTATTATTTATACCTCTGGTTTCATCCTGACTTCGTCCTTGCAGAATGATTGATGCTGAAGTTGCAAAAGAAATTGATCTATCATTGTAATCAAACAATCTTTTTACAAAATAAGCATTGTCTTTCTTGAATTTTTCTAACTTATCTAAGTTTTCAAGAAAGAAATTAGTGAAAGAACCGAAAGCGTATCTAAATGAAATCATTACATAGGGATGTGATTCACCGATACTAGATGAAACATGGTAAGGAACATTAACATCAATACCACTATTAGAGTCTGTGAATCTTATTGCTGGAATTGGGACTTTGAGTGTGATATCCCAATGTGGTGTTTTTGTATTCTTTCCATCAATAAAATAATACGACATGTTTGGTCCATTTTCAGATTTTCTTTCATCCTGAAGTAAGTTATTTTCATCGCTATTTTCCAGTCCCCAAAAGCTGCCTCTTTTGACTGATACTTTTATGTCGTATTGATCAAGTATTTCTTTATTGATTGAATTACGAAGATTCTTATCTGTCTTATTCATGATAGATCGAATAGTCTTTTCAGAATCTTTGAAATTCTCAAGAATATGCAATGCCTTATCAACACTCAAGATAGATAAAGAATCTTCATCGATAAAGTCTTCCATGAAGTTGAATATATCTAGTATGCTATTAAAGCGTGTTGTACGCAGCTTTTTCCTGAACTCAATAATCTTTTCAGTATACCTCTCGGTCTGTCTAAAGTCTTCACCTTTCTTAAGACCAATAGCTTGATCAATACCATTGTATTTTGTTACCACTGTATTAATTATATTGGTAAAATCGTGTAAATAATTTGGCATTATCTATTCTCCAGTTACATCAGAGCACAACCATAACGGTTGTGCTCCAATGGTGTTTTATTTATTAATTTGGAAACTTATTCACCTTTGCCTCCTGTTTTCTTTTCAGTGACAAATGATACTGCATCATTAGCTTGCAGTTCTGTTTCAGCATTTACATTACGGCTACCAATAGCAGCAGTATAATTGCCAGTTACACCTAGCTCTGATGCCAATTGACCAACGTATCTTGAATCTGTCTCGTATGCCGTATGATTCTGATTGTCAATTAAGTAAAAGATGTTCATAAGAGTACTCCTTATTTATTTAATGCAATATCAATAGCCAATTGCTCAGCTATATCAAATGCATCAATCTTCTTTTGGTTTATTAGGTATTTTCCATTAGAATTATGCTTTGCAGCTTTATTCATAATGAACTTTGCTCGATGAATACTTTCGTACTCACCAACGAGTTGCTTGAGATCAGGTAACACTCGAATTACCTGGTAGATACTATTATCACTCATATCTACCCTCATTTATTTTCTTACACGCAGCAACTATTGTTGCTCGTCTGGTTGGACGTAATTTTACTTTGACAGATTGAACCATGCCAAATTGATCTATTGTCCTGATAATTGCCTGTTTTTGTTTCTGTTTCGCTTTCATAACGACTCCAGGTTGATTGAAAAAAGTTTTGTAATAGGGTAGGGTGACCAGGACAAGTTTCTTAAACTCTTATTAGTTCTGGCCACCCTTTGTAAGAATGATAGATCTTCTTTTTTGTCTATTAAGGTGCACGGCTTGCAAGACCCTTACGTATCTATCAATCGTAGGTTTAGTAAGATGGTTTACTTATACTTAAATCTTGATATATATGTATATAGAAGGATATCAACATGCAATAAATTGCGTGTTAATGATTTAGCGCTCAGTGTAAGCGTTAATTCGCTGTCACAACAGCCTAAATACGCAGCTGGGCTCGTAGGGTAGCTTTCTTTGCTCCACCTATTGTGAACAACTGAGCGCTAATATTGAGAGAAGAACCTTTGGTTGAGTTGCAGTGCTGTCTGCTGGATATCCTTTAGTTCTCGTAACGCTCCCGAATTGCAAAATTAATTACAATTCTCGCTTGGGTTTTTATAGCCGTCAAAACTTCTCTCAATGTGTATAAAGTATTTGATTATCCGTACACGACTAGTGCATTTCAACCTAGTCCACCACTCTATTGCAAAGGTGTCCTCCCAAAACTTCGGACAATTCGGGCGTCGATGCTTCTCCACTACTCTGGTTTACCCAGCTCCCTCTGGATAATCAAAAGTTTTTGAGCAGTTTATTTCCACATACTCAGGTGGACAACATTATGCATTACCAAATACTACCCAGATCAGATGAGCCAATGCCCATATAATCCCTACGGTAATAGCTGAAAGAAATGTGATGACTGTAATATCATGCAAGAAATTGATTAGCTTAGTCATATTATCTCCTTTGTGTTATTGTAAAAATATGTAGATCTCTGACCAACAATGGCTATTGGTCAGAAATCTTAAGTTGGTGGGAAGTTTATTACCTCTTTCCCAGAGGCCATTATGCCATTAGGATGTTATCGCAACACCCTTGCTGTTTTACTAGTTTCCGTGGTATTATACCAGTTGGACTAGCTTATCAGACTGCGATAAATATTAGATCGATAGAGTACTGTACTCCTGGTAAGAGTAACCAATTTGAGTATATTAGAAATTGAATTGACCGATAAGCAATGATAGAGCCCACTGGACTCTACCATTACCCATACCAAGCGCTATGAGGCTACTGAACCTGATAATGACGCAATAAATGCTCTCATATCATCTTGGCTCAGCTTTGGCTTGACAGCCTCACGCATAATATTGACGGAATATCCTTCGCCATAGACTTCAGAACTATATTCTTTGGTCTGTACTTCAGATTTCCAATCAATAGCGTCGCGTAGTGCTATCATTTCAGATTCCAACTGCTCTTTTGCATTGTCATCTTTACTATCAATAAAGGCTGTCAATCCAAAGGTGGAAGAATCATCTAATAGGTCACGCGAGAAATCTTCTCGGTTTAGTTTTGAGGATTTCAGTTCGCCAAATACCTTACGGGTGATCTTGTATGTAACCATTGCTATCTCCTTTTTGTTTAGTTTTAGGTTAATTACATACATTTACTGGGGCCACACCCGACAAGGCACCTTAGTACTTGCACTAACCAAGTTCAATTGAACTCGATTTTCAACGGAATTTGATGGGTATGACCAATGTATTGACGGGGGTGGGATGGATATAT